AGGACGAACAAAATGATCATATTAGATTAAAAGTTGGTGACGGTGTCACAGCTGTTACTGACCTCGCCTTTGTTACAGACAATGTTCTCGACAAATATGTAACATGGTACAACGATATTGGTTTTATTGATTCAGGTAGAATATCTTCATATTAAACATATTCACAACTTAGTGATGAATTCTTAATAAGGAGAGAGCAAAATGGCAGAGCCAAGAAAAATTAAAACGCGTGTCATTCAAAAGCACGCACAGGCTGCCGTATGGGAAAACACTCAATTTACTCCACTCGAAGGTGAATTTATTGTATTCGACAAAGATGCAAATAATCCGAATCCTCGAGTAAAAATCGGTGATGGTTCACGTGATGTTAACGAGTTACCTTTTCTAGCTGCTGGAACAGCTGAGCACGCAGATGAAGCTACTCATGCAACTACAGCAGATGCGGCAGATCAATCAGACAAATTAACTACTGCAAGAAAAATCTCAATTGTTGGAGATATATCAGGTTCTACTGAATTTGATGGTAGTAAAGATGTATCTATTGCAACTGAGCTTACTGGTACGTTTACTTATACTCCTTCAGGATCTGTTGCTGCACCGAATATCACGTTGAAAGGTAATCTTTCAAACAAGGTTTTAACTATCAGTGCAACAGCAAGTGAACCGAAGTTCACTGGTAATGAAGGCACTGTTGATTATAATACATAAAAAAATTTTAATAAAATGAGGAATTCAATTTATGGCTGACAATGCATTAAAAATATTGAATATCGGTGGAGTTGATTATACTCTTGACCCTGATTATCTTGGTGGTTTACATGCAAGTTCGTATGCTACGAAAGATCTTATTACATCAGCTCTCATCTACATGGGTGAAATGCCTACTGGTAATTACACACCAGCAGCAACAAAGGGCCATGTATATGTAGTTGCTTCTGCAAGAACAATTAATGGAGTTGCTTGCGAGGCGGGCGACCTTTGGTTGTGTAATACAACTTGTGTTGCTGCAACCTCTTCTAATGTAACTACAATCCAACCATATTGGGATGTAGTTCAGGGTAATATTGACTTAACAGTTCTCGACAATAAGTATTCTGATACAACTCATACACACACAACAGCAGCTACAACAAGTGGTGAGACATCCATCACACCGGAAGGCACTGTCTCAGCACCTACATTTACTGGTACTCAAGCTGGTCACACGCATACTGCTTCTCAAGGAACACACGGACACACGTTTACTGGAACTGCTACAACTTCAACAGGTAGTTATACACCAGAAGGTACAATTAGTAAAATTACACACACGCCTTCAGGTACTGTTTCAATTACCGACGGTACAGCAGCTGTTGAATCAATCACTCCTGCTGGTTCTATTTCTGATGCATCCACACATACACACCCGGCTTCAAACATTACCGCACATACATACACACCTGCTGGTAGTGTAACAATCAGCAAAGGAACTGGCACTGCAAACTATACACCAGCTGGTACTGTTGTATCCAATGGTGCTCATACCCATGATGTTGAAGTTAGTATTGATTATACACCAGTTGGTTCAAACAGTAATGAAAGTGATCACACTCACTCATTCTCTGACAGTGTTAGTTATACACCAGCAGGTACCGTTCAGAGTCACACACATAAACCCACATTTGCAAATCACACAACAAAGACTGCGTTAACAGGTGTAAAGGGTGGTGGTTTCACTTCAACTTACGATAGCACTACTAAGAAATTAACATTAACATCAGTTGCTGCTTCAAGCAATGGAACTGCTTCTGTAATTTCTGCTCTCGGAACTCTTACAATAGCTTCTACACAGCCCACATTTACTGGTACTGCAGCAACTATTACACATAGTGGCACAACAGGCAAGGGTTCCGCTCATACCCACACATTTACTGGTACAAGTGCAACGCTAGAACAAGATGCAACAGCCGCAAGTGCAGGATCACATGGTCACACATTCACTGGCTCTGGTGTACAACTTACAGCGGCATTTACTGGTACTGAAGCAACATTGTCTCATGCAGGTAATACCGGCGCAGGTGGTTCTCATGGTCATACCTTTACAGGTTCTGCTCAGAGCATTGCTGCATCCTTCAGTGGAACTAAATTTGAGGTAACACCTACATTTACTGGCAAATCAAAATCTGTTTCTGTTTCTGGCACACCCAGTGGTACAATCAATTCTGTTAGCGCTGGTGCAATCACTGTTAACGAAACAAAGATTACTCCTGCCGGTACAGTTAGCGCTCCTACATTTACAGGTTCTGCAAAGAGTCACAGTCACAGCATTCCAGCGCAAACAACAAGCACACCTACTGAAAACTAATAAACAAATTGCATGAATGTTTTAGTACAACAAGGGCTTTACAAAGCCCTTGTTGTTAACATTCAATTGATTAATATATCTTCAAAGATTATTACAAAATCTCGATGACCAAATTAGTTAGAAATGGTCATAGCAAAATGTTCTTACCTTTTATGAGGTAACGGAACACTCAGTCACGAGATTTACATAAAGAGGTAAAAAACATGGCTGAAAATTTAATTCAAGTCTTAAACATTGGTGGCACAGACTATTCAGTACAACATAGAGTATTCTATGGTACTTGTTCAACAGCTGCTGCCACAGCTGCAAAAGTTATAACTTTAAGTAATTCATCGGGCTTTGCTCTTGAAGCAGGCGCAATGATTGTAGTTAAATTTACCTATAGCAACACAGCATCAAATCCCACATTTAATGTAGCAAGCAGCGGTGCAAAATCAGTTTTATACAATACCGCAGCAATTACTACAAGTTCTTTAACATATGCCGGTTATGCATCAAGATACATTTCATATGTATATAATGGAACATATTGGGTATTTACTGGGTGGTCTTATGTTCCACCAGCAGGTGATATTACTGGTGTAACAGCAGGTAATGGTTTAACAGGTGGTGGAACCTCAGGCAGTGTAACATTACATGTTGGGGCTGGTAATGGTATTACAGTTTCCGCAGATGAAGTTGGAGTTAGTCTCGTTAATGCAACTGTTTCAAGTAATGCTGCTTCTTACACAGCAGGCGGAACTTCAAAATTCTATGCTGTTCAGCTTGATAAGAATAACAAACTTGGTGTATATGTTCCGTGGACTGACACTGATACAAATACTAATTACTATCACACAACAGGCACATGGGATGGTTTAACTTATACTGCTACACCAAATGGTGGCGCAGGTGAACTTAAGTTTACAATTCCCACTGGCTCAACAGCCACAACAGTTGCTGCAGGTAATCATACGCACTCCGGTTATTTAACAAGTCATCAAAGTATCTATAATCTTACTATTCAAGGAAATGGTACAACTGCAACAACATTTGATCCAAATGCGGCAGCGAAGACATTCAATATTGCAGCAGGCGCAGGAATCACTGTAACAGCTGATTCAACAAACAATAAAGTTACAATTGCATCAACTGTTACAGACACAAATACAACATATACAGCAGGAACTGGTTTAACGTTAAGTGGAACAACATTCAATGCAAATGTTAATGCAACAACTCAAACAGTGACTGCAAATTCAGTATCTACCACAGCAAGTAGAACATATGCCGTACAAGTTGATAGTAATGACAACCTTGTTGTCAATGTACCATGGACAAACACTTATGGCAGAACAGGAAACACAACATCAAAAATTTTCCTAATGGGTGCAACCTCACAGTCTGCATCAAACAAAACAACATACTCGAACGTCAACTGTTATGCTTCTGGTGGACACTTGTACAGTAACAATACAAAAGTTAGTGTTGAGGGTCACACACATGACGCGATTGTTTGGAAAACATTCTAATAAGACAAAAATGATAAATTGATAAGTTAACAAGGGTTACAATATAATCAGCTGTAACCCTTAGTTCTTATCACGAATGAATCTCGTTAAAGGAGACATGTTCTGGATGGCAAAAATAAATACATATGATAAAACAGAATGGAATAATGGTACACCACCAGCAATAAATGCCGATAATCTGAATAAGATTGAGGAAGGTATTAAAGTTGCAACTGAGCACATCCAATATGTTGAAGATAAAGTTGAAACAAATATTAGCGACATTGGTACACTTAAAAGAAATGTTAAGAGTAACACTGATAAAATTGATGAATTAACAACAGATGTGGATGATAATTCAGAAGCATTAGCGAGTTTGACAAACAGAGTTAGTGGAAATGAAGATAACATTTCGGACCTTCAGAATACAGTAAGTCAACTTGAAAATACATCTGTTAATACTGATGAATTTGAGAATCTTAGATCAACTGTTGAAGATCACACAAATCAACTTGATAGTATTCTTAATGGAAATGTTGTTAACGCAGACACGTTAGACAATCATGATTCCACTTATTTTGCAACAGCAAGTGAAGTGACTGAACTAAAGAACACTGTTAATACTTTATCCGATAAAGTTACTGATATCGAACAAAATGGCGGATCAGGTGGCGGTGGTACAACAACAATTATTCAACAGATTGAATGGAAAACCTTCGAGTAAAATGTATATATTACTATAGATAACAATCTATAAATTCTACATTGAGGAGGCGATCAATCATGTTGACATATCATGTGTTGATCGGATGCTCTTCTTAAACTACTTTGTTTAAGATGGACATCTGAAACTGACGATTTCCATAACTCCAAATTTTTGAAAAGATAAAATTCAAGGAGCTATCAAATGGCACAGAAAAATCGTGGTATAAAACACGATGTTGAAAAAAATTGGAATAAGGCAATAAATTTTATTCCATTAAAAGATGAGCTTATCATCTATGAACCAGATGAAGTTATTGATTATTATAGAGTAAAAATCGGTGATGGAGTTAAATCTGTTATTAATCTTGAGTTCTATAAACAACCAACTTCAATTTGGAAAACATTTTAAGCAAAGTATAAAAAATGTGGAGTTTATTGTTTTTACATACATAATAATATTCTCCTCAATTAATAATTTTACGAGAGGAAATTATTAACAATGGCAAATGTTGAATTTTATAAAGGTCAATCAGCCAATTTAAGCTCAGCCACAAAAGCTGATGATGCCTTTTATTACACAGAAGACAAGAAAGAACTTTACACAAGCGATGGAACAGGGTTTTATAGAATTGGTGGAATTCCAGTTGTTGAGCTAGTTACAGATGGCGAAAACTTTACACTAACTGGAAACTACCCCGCTGAACTAGTTGATGGTGACATCTTATACTTGAAGAGCGACTGTTCTGATTCCGTTGGGCTGTATCAGGTTGTGATTAACGATCATTTTCTAATAATCGTCACACCTGACCATGATAGTGATTTAATTGGTTTCTCTAACGGCTATTTACTTGTTCGATATTGTGCAAATGAAGAGAGCCTATATTGTATTGAGGCAACTGGATATCTTTCTAAACACAAAGGTAGTCAACAAAGCTTGTATAGTCCATTGAAAGTTGGATCTGCAGATCTTAACTCGCAAAACACAAGAAACGTATTCCTTATTTCTTCCACTGAAGATCTTCCTACAAGCGCAAGTAACGGTGACTTGTGTTTCCGTTATGAATAATTAGATAAAGAATTTATTAGAGGAGAACATTTCTCATGATTATCAAAACAGCAAATAAAGAAATTAATGTAAACACCATTATTAGTACATCATTCAAGATTGGTACTAATACATTTCCAGCATTCAAGATTTTGTTCCCTGATGAAGTTCCTGCTGAAAATGTTGCAGAAATTCTTTCCGGATCCTTTGACATCTTGAACGATAAGGGTGACCTTCTTGGTACGCATGAGGGTTACACAACTCTTCGTGAAATTGCCCTAACTGTTGGTAAGATTACTACAGACGAAGAACGCATTATGCAGTTGGAAGATTCTCTTAACACAGCAAATTCTGAGCTTGCATCGACAGCAAGTCAGCTTCAGACTACTACAGCTGAACTTCAGAATGCAAACAATACAATTTCTGAATTGGAAGTTGAAAATGCAGAGCTGTTATTTAATAGCTTAACCGATGAAGACTTCGACACAGTTGTTGAAGAAGAAACAACTGAACCTGAAGCAACTGTTTAATTAATGGAGGAAACATATTATGACAACATTCGATAAGATTAAGTATTACTACGATAAGGGCATCTATAAAGAAGCTCATATTAGAGTATTCGTTGAAAAAAATGTTCTTACTCCTGAAGAATACGAGTCTATTGTTGGAAAGCCCTACGTTAAGAAATAATTAATAATTAACAAGAATTACTATAAATGGAGTTGTTTTCATACAACTCCATTTATTTTGTTACTCAACTTGTATATATTACATATAGGGGGTGCTTTGATATGAAATTATCAGAAAAGTATCTTGATGATGAAAAACAATTCTATGATTATGGTACTGGAACAGTAAGCGGGTCAAATATATTTGACACATCAACAACAGGAACATCATTTTATAATGACTTTCTTGATGGTGGAGATAAAGAGTACCTTCGCAAGAAATATAATTTAAGTGGTGAAATTGTTCAAATGACTCCACAAGAGTATTATGACGAATGTGCAAAACATTGTTTTAATACTAGTGCTGAAAAGTTAAAAGTAGAGCGTGGAGAATATGATAGAAATATCATCAATCACCTAAAAGAGGTAATTCTTACATATAAAAGAAAATTTCCGTTAACATACATCAACTATGCAGAAAGACAGCAAGAGGGCTTACATAGAATGTTAACAGCTGCTGAATTGTTTGGATGGGATACAAAACATCCTGTTCTTATTGTTAGGTATGCTGATGAAGATAGAGCATCACGAGAGATTGAAGCAGCAAAAAGAAAAAAGATTGAATCAAAAATTAGAACAGCTATTGATAGGGCTCTTGACTACAAATATAATAGCATAGAAGAGTTGATTGAACAACTACAGTGGGAAATTGACAGATCATTTGAATATGATGATATTGAGAAACCGGTTAATTTCGACTTCGGAGAAGCATCACTTCAATCATATAGCGTAACTGTTGGATCTGTTGAAGTTGACTTTGATAAAGATGACATTCAATGGAAAAAAGAAAAAGAAGATGACATAGATGATCTTGACTTTGATGAAGATGAAGATTTCATGCGCCGCTATTTTGGCGATGATTGGCGTGATGAATATGGTGACGTGTTTGATAAGCTGAAGAAAAATAAATAATACTAAGAGGAGCTTTTATGGTTGCAAATAATAACTTGAACCTATCAGCACTCGACAATCTAAGTCCTCAAGAGCGAGAATATGCTCTTAAAATACTCACTCAGTATGCAAATGGTTCATCACAGTTGCTTAACGAGTTAAAGTATGATGAATATGAAGAAATACCTGTTGACATTGAAACATTCTTGACTGATGACAATTATCTTGGTCAGGCTTGGAAAGATGCAGGCGGCAAGATGAAGCTTTACCCCTTCTGGCTTGAACAGTTAAAGAAATTGTTTCCAACAAATATAGACACTGATTATAACACATTACTTGAATCCGGCGCCCGTGGTATTGGTAAAAGTGAAGTTGCATGTGGTTGTGTAGGAGCATATTTAATGTATCGTGTAATGTGCATGAAGAATCCACTTGAATTCTTTCACTTAAAGCAAACAGAAAAAATCTGTTTTGCATTCATGAACATTAAATTATCACTTGCTGAAGAAATTGCTATTAGTAAATTTCAGAAGACAATTCAAATGTCTCCGTGGTTTATGAAAAGAGGTCGAATGACTTCATTTCAAAGTAAACCATATTGGGTACCCCCGGATCCGATACAGATAATTATTGGTTCACAAAGTGATGACGTAATCGGTCAGCCAATTTTCTTTGCTTTCTTTGATGAAATCTCATTCATTAAAAATCAAGATATTGATAAACAAAAAGCAAAAGCAAAAGACATGATTGATACTGCTATAGGTGGTATGTTTACTCGCTTTATTTACAATGGTAAAAATCCAACAATGTTGGTTGTTGCATCCTCAAAGCGAAGTGAACAATCATTTATGGAAGAATATATAAAAACACTCACAAAGACTGAGGGTCATTCAGTACTTGTAATTGACAAACCAGTTTGGGAAGTTAAGCCGAAGGGTACATATAGTGACGAAATATTCTTTGTTGGTCTTGGTAATAAATTTCTTGAAAGTATTGTTATACCTGATAATGATAAAGATCGATTACATCTTTATAAAGATCGTGGCTATAAAATAATTGAAGTTCCGATTGATTTTAAGGCAAAGTTTTTGGAGGACATTGAAAGAAATCTTTGCGACTTTGCTGGTATTTCAAGTTCAAGTTCCAACAAATATATGTCGGGTCAGGTTGTTGCAGATGCTATTGATGAGTCATTCAAAAATCCATTACCTGATGTAATTGAAACAGGTAACAGAAAAGATGACACTTTACAGTACTATCATCTATTTAATGTGGAACATATACCAAAAGAATTTATGAACAAACCATTGTTCATTCACATGGATATGTCAACAAGTGGTGACCATACAGGTATTGCTGGTGTATGGATTGCTGGCAAAAAGGTAAATACTGGCGAAGATGAGGCAAATGACCTTAATTTTAGACTTGCATTTAGTACGTCAATAAAAGCTCCAAAAGGTTGTCAAATATCATTTGAAAAGAATAGAAAATTTATCCGTTGGTTAAGAGAACAAGGATTCAAGATTAAAGGTATATCAACGGATACATTCCAAAGTGTTGACACAGGTCAGCAACTTGCAGCTGAAGGTTTTGAATACACTGTGTTATCAGTAGACCGTGTTGATAGTGATAGAATATGTAAACCGTATCAGTATTTGAGAAGCGCTGTTTATGAACGAAGATTTGCAATGTATCGTTCAGAACGCTTATTCGATGAATTTGTTGACGTAGAGCGTAACAATAATACAGGTAAAGTTGACCATTCACCAAATTTCCATAAAGATATTCTGGATGCAGTTTGTGGTGCAACATTCAATGCAAGTAAACATGCAGCCGAGTATGCATATGATTACGGTGAAACTCTTGAAAACGTTGAGCAGATAAACAAAAATAACAGTGAGCTTGACATGACTCAGTTTGCTGCACAATTTGAACAAGAGATGCAAGCACAGTTGGATCCACTTAGATTAGTGGATAAAAATAAATCGGAAGAATCAGATCAATACATGAATTTTGGTATGGGTAAAGCTCAGCCTGTTTCATATATCGCTGATGGAATTATTGTTTGGTAAGAGAGGCTGTTATACATGGCAAACGAAAACATACGAGATACTGCGTTTCAAGCTCGTGACGATGACTATTCAAAAAGAATAGTGCCTGAATCATCTCCAAATCTTGAAATTGGAATTGACCTTGATAATACAGTTATTGAAAACATTGCTAACACAATGGAAACAAGTCAGACTGATATCAACGCACTCAACTCATTTACTCAAGTTTCAAGATCAAGAAATGAATTATATAACACACTTGATGCAATGGGTGATGATTCAATAATTGCCGCTGTACTTGAAACATATGCGGAAGATGCAACAGAGACAAATGATTCAGGTAATATTGTTTGGGCTGAATCAGGAGACTCAGATGCATTAAAATTTGTTACATATTTGTTAAATGCATTGAATGTAGATAAAAACATTTATAAGTGGACTTACAGTTTATGTAAATATGGTGATATCTACCTAAGATTGTATCGTGAATCAGACTATGATGCAATGTTATTTGTTGAAAAGCCAAAAACAACAGGTAAAGAACAACTTAATGAAGATGTTATTGTAAAAGCATATTCAAAAAATGACTCTTATGTTCATTATGTTGAAATGTTTCCAAATCCAGCCCAAGTATTTGAGCTAACAAGATTTGGTAAAACAGTTGCATACATTAAAACAGATGTTCTTCCAACAAATACAACAAACGATCCTCTCGACATGAACAACGCATTCTTGAATAGATATAGATTCAATAAGAGTGATGTTGAACTTTATCCTCCCACTGAATTTGTTCATGCGTGTCTTGAAGACAACAGTAGCAGAATACCCGAAGAAGTTGATTTATTTAATGATGAAGATAAAACTTTTACTTATGGTGTAAAGAGAGGTCAATCTCTACTTTATAGTACATATAAAGTATGGCGTCAGTTACAACTTCTTGAAAATTCTGTTCTACTTAACAGAGTTACTCAATCTTCAATTGTTCGTGTTATTGGAGTTGAGGTTGGTGATATGCCGAAAGAATCAGTGCAGCCTCATTTAATGAATATAAAACAGTTAATTGAACAGAAAGCCGCATTCGATGTTGGTAATTCAATGAACGAATATACTAACCCGGGTCCAATTATTAATAATGTTTATATTCCAACACGAAACAATCAAGGTGTGCTAACAACACAACAGATTGGTGGAGATGTTAATGTTGGTGACCTTGTTGACCTTGAATACTATCAAGATAAGTTTTTTGGTAACTTGCGCGTACCGAAACAGTATTTTGGTGTAACCGGTGATAGTGCTGGGTTTGATGGCGGTGCTTCATTGTCAATCATTTCATCCCGTTATGCAAAAATGATTAAAAGAATTCAGAACACAATGATTCAAGCGTTGACGGACATAATTAATCTTATTTTGATTGATACTGGAAATGAAGCCTATATTAACAAATTCCAGTTAAGAATGCAGGCACCAACCACACAAGAAGAGGTTGACCGAAGAGATAATTTGAGCAATAAAGTAGGTCTCATTAGAGACATTATGGATGTTCTTGGGGATGTAGAAAATACTGCAACAAAGCTAAAGATTCTAAAATCTATGCTTAGTAACACTCTTAATGACACAGAAGTTATTCAACTATTGCAAGATGAAATTGATTCAATGGAAACTCAACTTGCAGAAGAGACAGATGAAGATACCACATCATTTGAGGATGATTCAAGCTTTGATTCATATCCAGATGATGAACCGATGGATTTTGCTTCTCCGTCAATTGATATGCCAATGCCAAGCGGTGAACATGCTATAAGTGATAGTGACGAAGTAGACGATTCAGATGACACATTGCCTACACCAGCTGAACTTGACATTGGTGATGTGTCAGACTCAACCAATCCAAACTTATAAAATTATCCACATCTACAACAAAAATTGATCAATATACAGGCAAAACGTTCTTGTTAATATATCAATATTATGTAACCGTTTCGCCTTGCACAATTAAG